GGAGCCTATAAATGTTCGCAAAAATTCAAAACGGTTTGGTGGTCAAGTACCCGTACAGCACGCAGGAGCTGTTCGAGGACAACCCGAATGTCGGCTTCCCGCCTCACCTGACCGCAGAGGTGCTTGCACCATTCAACACGGTCATCGTGGTTCACACAGGCCAGCCCGAGGTCGGTCACACCCAAAACGTCAGCGAAGGCACTCCGGTGTTTGTGTCTGAGCGCAACCGCTGGGAACAGGTCTGGGTGGTGACCCCAGCTACGGCAGAAGAGATTACCCAGCGATTGGCAGACCGCGCAGCACAGGTCGAATCTCAACGTGCCGAGGCCTACCGCACCGAATCCGATCCGCTGTTCTTTAAGGCTCAACGTGGCGAAGCTACTCAGCAAGAATGGTTAGATAAAGTAGCTGAAATTAAAGCTCGTTATCAATAAAATATAATCAAGAGAATTAACTAATAATTATTTCTCTTGATTTTCTATTAAAACTATGATATAATTATGTTTATATACATTTATAATAAGAGGTGAGCATGGAAACAATTAATAAAGCTAAGAGTTATGCTCCTACTCAAGCTATGAAGAATAATGCAAAGCGCGGACTGGCACTAAGAGAGAAATACGGTAGAGGTGGCTTAGATGCATCTCAGGCTAAATCTGAAGGTGTTGGTTCTGGTGTAGCGAGAGCCCGTGATATTATTAATGGTAACTTAAGCTTAGATACTGTTAAGCGCATGTATGCTTTCTTCAGTAGGCACGAAAAGAACTATAAGCCTAAAGAGCGTGAAGCAGATGGTGGTCCAAAAGCCGGTGAAATTGCTTGGTTGCTATGGGGTGGTTCAGCAGGTTTGTCTTTTGCTAGAAGCATCTTACGGCAAGAGAATATCTTAAAGAGCTACACTAAAAAGATCACTGACTCAGAGCTTAACACAGAAGATCAATTACTTGGTATTAAACTGCCGATTACTAAAGCTGTAGATGAAGAGTTAAAGCAAGTAACTTACGTTGCTATGATCCCTGATAGTACTGATTTACACGGTGATTATACATCTGAGCAAGAAGTACGTAAAGCTAAAGAGTCATTTAATAAGTCAATGATGCGAGCTAACTTATTTCACATGGCTATGACTGATAGTTTCAGCGTAATTGAATCCTATCTTGCACCTTGCGATATGATCTTAAATAGTCAGTTTGTTAAAAAGAGCACATGGTTAATGACCCTGCAAGTACACGATGACGATGTATGGCAGATGATTAAAGATGATGAAATTACAGGTATCTCCATTGGTGCATTAGCTAGTGTAGAACAATTAGATAAGGAAGAATAATGGCAACTGCACGTAAAACAAAACGGAAACTATCGGATATTGATTTTAGCCGTGAAGACTCACACATTGCTTTAGTTAGTAAAAAACAGGGAGGCCCAGCCTCTGGTGCTGATTATAAGTTAGTTCTAAAAAGTAACAAATTCAGTGAAGAATATGTCCAGAAGATGCAGCAAGTTCGTGTAACTATGGAGCTTCCAGATTTTCTAGAACGTTTCTTTAATCTATACGGTGAACAAGCAGACATTCTAGCTTATATGATGGGCTATGTAGAGCCTGCTGAAACTCAAGCAATGGAAAAAGCTGAAGCTGACGAAGAATATCAAGACTGGATTAAATCCAAGATGGAAGCTTTCGAGATTTTAAAGTCAGCACATGAAGCTGATAGTCTAGCTGAAGTTCTATCTGCACTAGATGAAACCGAATATCTAGCTATGCTCAACGATCAAGAACGAATTGAAAAAGCATTCGTTAAGCTTGAGAAAGCTACAAAAGAATCTGCACCTGCTGCTTCTGCAGAGGGTACTGATACCTCACCCGCTAGCGAGGTTAATATTGAAGAGGTATCTGCCTCTGTTAACAAACAAGAATTGGAGAAAGCCAAGATGGAAGACGAAGTAAAAGTCGAAACCGTTGAAAAAGCTCAATTTGAACTTGTGCAAAAAGCTCTAGATGAGCAAAAAGTACAACTACAAAAAGCTCTGGAAACAATTGCTCAATTTGAAGCCGAGAAAAAAGAAGCTATCAATAAAGCAAAAACTGAAAAAGTTAAAGCTATCGTTAAAGACGGAAGCAAAGTAGAAGCAATCGCTAAGGCTGCTCTATCTCTAGAATCCGAAGATGATTTTACTGCCTTCCTAGATGCTATGCAATCTATGGTAGCAACTGTAGACGCATCTGAGATGTTCGTAGAAAAAGGTGCTTCAACTCAAGAAGAAACCGTTGTTAAAGAATCTGCTGTGGCAAAATTACTTAAAGCCAAGCAACTAACTAAGTAATAAAAGGAAATATAATATGCCATTAATCGCAACAGAAGCCAAGCGTCTTTCTAACGTTGTCAAGCAAGAACTCTTCCCTGAGTCTGCATACTGCCGCTTAACCGTTACTTATAACGGCACTGCAGCTACTCTAGTTCCCGGTACTGTTCTAGGTAAAGTTACCGCTGACGGTAAGTACAAAATTGCAGTACAAACTGCTAACGATGGTTCAGAAGTTGCTGACGCTATCGTAATGGTTGAACAAACCGTAGCTGCTACTACTGATACTAAGGTGCTATGCCTAGTGCGTGGTCCTGCTATCGTATCTAAAGCCGGTCTAATTCTAGATGCTACATACAACCTAGATGCTGAAAAAGCTGCTGTATACGCTGCTCTAGAAGCCAAGGGTATTCTCTGCAACGATGCAGTTTAATATCCAACAGATTACCGAACAATAAAATAAGGAAATTATAATGCAAACTCGTAGCTTCGAAAAACCATTTGAACTTGTTGATTATACACAAGAACTATTACTCGTACCTAACACCTTTGGCCTCATTAATGAGCTAGGTATCTTCCGCAATGAGTCAGTCGCTCAGAATTCTATTACTGTAGAATCCAATGAAGGTACTCTAGGTCTAGTTGTTGACCAAGTACGTGGTGCTCGTAATACCATGAACAAGAACGACACCCGTTCACTACGTTCATTCCCACTAGGTCACTACCCATTAGACGACGCTATTAAGCCTGAAGATATTCAGGGAAAACGCGCATACGGCTCTGCTGATGCTGCTGAAACTGAAGCTGCTGTTGTTGCTCGTAAACTAGAGCGCATTCGCCGCAATCACGCTATCACTACTGAGTATGCTCGTGCTTATGCTATTACTCAAGGTGCTGCTTGGGCTCCTAACGGCACTATCGCAGCGAACTACTATTCTGATTTTGGTATCACCCGTACTAGCGTTGACTTTGTACTAGGCACTACCACTACCGATCTAACTGCTAAAATTGAACAAGTTATTGCAACTATTCAAGATAACATCCAAAGCGGTGAAGTCGTAAATGATGTAGTTATTCTTTGCTCACCAACATTCTTTGCTAAGTTGATCTCTCATGCAACCATCAAGGAAGCTTACAAGTATTACAGTAGCACTCAAGAGCCACTACGTAACCGTCTAGGTTCTGGCTTGTATCGTCGTTTCGTACATGGCGGTGCCACATTTATTGAGTACCGTGGTAGCTACAATGGCGCTGCTCTAATCCCTGCTGGTGAAGCTTATGCTCTACCTGCCGGTACTAGCGATATGTTCATCTCTTACTATGGTCCAGCTAACCGCTTCAGCCATGTGAACACGCTAGGAGAAGAGGCATACGTCTTCACCTTCCGTGATCCTAAAGATGTAGAAATTCAGATTCAATCTGAGTCTAATTTTATTCATCTGGTTCGCAGACCTCAAGCAGTGTTGCAACTCACGTCATCCAACTGATGAAAGCCTCTTCGGAGGCTTTCTGATGTAACTTTAGATCGCCTCTTAACTGAGGCATCTAACATTAGTCTTGCGTTGTAACATTTAATGTGTTATAATTCAGGATTAATGTTAGATAAAATTAGCTAGGTTGGCCCACCGAAAAGACGACTATCCACCGTCCTGCTAATTGTCTTTTAGTGGAGATTTCGGGAGAAATTATGCAAGATAATAAATACTGTGTTTACTTACACAGACGTAAAGATAATAATGAAATTTTCTATGCAGGACAAGGTACTTTAAAAAGACCTTACTGTGCAACAAGAAAATTAAAAGCTTGGAATAAAGTAGTTAAAGAGGCTGGTGGATTTATTGTAGAAATTATCAAAGATTCTCTTAGTAAGGAAGAGGCTCTTAAATTAGAGACAGAAGTTATACAAGAATATAAAAGTTCTCTTGTTAACCTAGTTACGTCATCATCTACAACTAAAGAACTTGATTATGATACTTTCAATCAAAAATTTTACATAGATGAAAGTAGTCCATCAGGGTTGAGATTTAAAATTGATGTGTATGCTGGTAAAAACTATTGCTCGTTAAGTAATCCTAAAGACTCTATTGCTGGTGTAAAAAGTGCAGATGGTTCTTGGCACATAACACATGAACGAAAGGGTGTAAAAGTTCACCGGATTATTTATCTTTTAGCTAATAAAACAATTGATAGTTTAAAAATAATTGATCACATAAACGGAAACCCATCAGATAATTCTTTGGCAAACCTCAGACAAGTCTCTCATGAAGCAAACAGAAGAAATTTAAAAATTGATAAAAGAAATTCGACAGGTATGACAGGAATATCGGGTGGTATGAAGGGTACATACCGTGCATCTGTAACGGACATGAAAGGTATAATATTATCTAAATCTTTCAGCATCTCAAAGTACGGTAAAGAAGAAGCTTTCCGTCTAGCTTGTCAATGGCGAAAAGAACAAATAGAACAATTAAATGCTAATGGTGCAGGTTACACCGACAGACATGGAACATAAGGAAATACAATGACAATCCAAGCTTTACGTTATGAACTCGGGGACACGTCACCAGAACTACCCATCATGTCGGATGATGAATATATTTATTTCCTAAGTAAGAACGACTATGTAGTACGCAGAGCAGCTATGGATGCAGCTAAAAGTATCATGCTTAAGCTCTCAATGCGTGATGATTCTGTTGTCGATGTATTCAGCATCAAAGGGTCAGCAGCCGCCCGTAATTACATGCAAGCTTTGCAGTTATACATCAAGAATCCTGACCTTAATTCTCTTTACGAAAAAGTACAAGGTTATGCTGGTGGGATATCAAAGCAGGACATGCTCTCTAACGATAGCAACCTAGATAACAACATCGTCAAGCAACCCACCTCTGAAACCTTCACTTACCGTCCAAGTTCATTCGGTATTTAACCAAAGGATTTGACATGGATAGATATCTAGCTATAGCACTCAGAGCGATTAATACGCATGGTAAAACCTGCACTTACTCTGTAGTAACTGAAGGTACGTATAACATAGAAACTAGTAGTGCAACTAATACTGAAACTTCATATTCAGTTAAAATGTACAAAAAACACATCAGAGCTAATCAATATAATTACCCAAGCATGATCGGTAAAGATTCTGCTGTATTTTACTTAGCTAATAACAGTTTATCTTTTGTACCAACTGCTACTGACAAGATCACTTTTAGCTCCAAAACATACACTGTTGATTCTGTTACAGAACACGCTGCTGATGGTCTTGTAATTTTATACAAGATTTTAGCTGTAAGAGGTTAATATGCAGATTACTTGCGATACTTCAAAACTAGAACAAAGCCTAAAGAAGTTCCACGAAGAAGCTGTTCGTAAGATGCAAGGTATGGTGCAACTGTTTGCTTATAAAGTGACTGTAGAGGCCATTGATAATACACCAATTGGAACTATCACAGAGAATAATGAATGGATGTATAACATTCGTTCTAGACTTATGGTTTTACCTCCAGAAGTAGGTTCTGCTAAAGGCGGCTGGACAATATCTTTTGATGCACCAACTAGAATTATCTTTCCTGAACGTGCTCAAGATTCTGGTGCTCAGAATATTAAAGATAACGCACAATCAGATAGTAGAAATTATAAACTAGGTGAAGATGTTTATATCATGAACAGTGTAAGGTATGTTGCTTCTGAGGGTTGGACATTACCTAAGTTTGGTTCACTAGAGGGTGGCTACTCAGCACAAGCACCAAACGGTATCATGGAACCTACTTTACATGCTATTTACGGTATCTACGCATCTTCACTGGACGAATATTATAAGGCAAGTTAATGGCAATTATTCAAGTAAAAAGAGCAGCAGAAAGAAGACTTGCAACTCTAACACCTAGTGTTACTACAGCTTATGAAGGAGTTACTTTTGAGCCTCCTGCAAGTATGTACCAACGAGTGCAATTTACAATTCGATCTCCACAAGACCCTGTACTAGGTACTGGATTTCATCGTGAGATTGTAAGTATGCAGGTCTTTGTAGTAGCTCCTACAAATAAAGGAACTGCTGAAGTTATTAATAGAGCAGAGCTTGTAAGAGAGCACTTTAAAAAAGGCACTGTATTTACTGAAGGTAACGTACATATTCATGTATTGCGTACACCTCAAGTAGCAGGTACAACAATCGCTTCAGGGATGATTGCATGTCCTGTATTAATTGAATTAGTAGCAGAAGTTTATTCTAACTAATCTAAGGTTTGCTGACCCCTCAATTCAGTACATTTGCAAATGTAATTTAAATTTAATGGAGAAAATATTATGGCAATTTCTAAAGGTACAGCAAAAGTTGTAGCATACAAAAAAGAGTCAACTTGGGGTACACTAGCTGGAGCCACAGGTGGTAAACAAGTTCGTCGTGTAACTGCTGACTTTAACTTAACAAAAGAAACTTACGAATCAAATGAAATTCGTACTGACCGTCAACTAGCTGACTTCCGACATGGTGTTCGTAGTGCTGATGGTACTCTAAGTGGTGAACTATCACCTAACTCATATTCAGACTTTATGCAGTCTCTAGTTGCTAAGGACTTTGCTGCTGTAACTGCTGTATCAAGCCTTTCAGTAACGATTGCTGCTGGTTCTGGCACTCTATGGACTATCACTCGTGCTGCTGGTGATTGGCTATCAAACGGTCTAAAAGTAGGCTCTGTCATTCGTTTAACAGGTGCTGGTTTAGCAACTACCAACGTAGCTAAAAACCTATTGATCTTGAGTATGACAAGTTCTGTTATTACTGTTCAAGTTCTAAACGGTTCTGCACTAACTGCTGAAGGTCCTATTGCTTCTGTAACAGCTACTGTTGTTGGTAAGCAAACATTCGTTCCTGCTACTGGTCACACTGAAGACTCTTACACTATTGAGCAATGGTTCCAAGACATTTCACAATCAGAAGTATTTACTGGTTTGCGAGTCGGTTCTATGAACGTTCAACTTCCTGCAACTGGTCTAACTACTGTTGATTTTAGCTTCATGGGTAAAGACCTAAGCTCTAAAGGTACTACGCAGTATTTCACTAGCCCTACTGCTCAAGGTACTAACGGTATCTTTGCTGCTGTAAACGGTGCTATGATTGTTAATGGTCTGCCTGTTGCTCTAGTAACTAGTGCTGACTTTACTGTAGAACGTGCTATGGAAAACGCAACTGCTGTAGGTTCAAACTCAGTAGCTGAGATTTTCTTAGGTCGTATTCGTTGTACAGGTAACCTAAGCGTTTACTTCCAAGATGCTACTTTCCGTAACTACTTTGATGATGAAACTGCAGTATCTATTGTATTCGCTTTGACAACTGGTTCTGAAGCTAATGCTGATTTCTTGACTTTCACATTGCCTAAAGTTAAGCTAGGTAGCTTCAACAAGGATGACGGTGAACTCGGGTTAGTAGCTTCTACAAGCTTCCAAGCACTGTTAAATGCTGATATTGCCGCTGGTCTACCAGCTACCACTATTCAAATTCAAGATTCAACTCTAGTTTAATCAAGACTAATTGAAGATACACCCCAAGGTCAAAAGCCTTGGGGTTTTTGTTTTTGCAGGTATTGCTTTTATTCTAATAATATGATATAATCATTACTTCATTAACAATAATAGAAAGGAAATATTATGAAATTCGATCTGAAAAATCATAACTATACAGAGATTGCCGAAGTAGGCTACAAATTTGAATTAAAGCTTCCCGGCACTGGTGAAGCAACTGGAGTATTTATTACAGTTCGTGGTGATCAATCCAAGACTGTAAAAGCATTTGCTCGTAAGAAGTATGCTGAGTTTAAGCTACGTGAACAACAAGCTAAACGCAGAGGTAAAGACGTTGAGGATATGACGCTTGAAGAAGCTGAAGAACTCAGTATTGAATCTGCTGTTGTGCGAGTAATTGGTTGGGAAAATATTACCGAGAATGGTAAAGATGTTCCTTTCACAAAAGAAAATGCAGAACGAATCTTTAAAGAATATTCATGGATTAAAGATGCTGTGATGGAGGAATCAGGTCAAATCCTGAATTTTCGATCAGAGTGATATTGAAGAAGCTGTAGCTTTTGCTAAACAAGAGTTCGGCTTCAATAAGAGGTCTAAAGATGGTTCTACTTTGAAAGATCAATTACTATCGGTCTGGCGGCAAACAGGTGTAAAACCTAAAGAGCTTGAAGATATTATCGAGCTACCTGAAAGTTGTCTCCAAGTCTGGAAATGGTTTATTGATTTGCACAACGCACGAGGTTCAAATGGCTTTGGTGTTAATCCAATACCTTATACAGAGATTAAAGCTTATTTTGATTTAATGGAAATACAACCAGAGGATTGGGAAGTTAATTTAATTAAGCTATTTGATAACGAAGCAATGCAAGCTTATGCAAAAGAAGCTGAAGCAGAACGTAAGAAATCCTCTAAGAAATAAAAAGTTGCTTTGGTTTACTCAGGTAAATCAGAGCTTCTATATTTGTTATTTCATATAGATGATAAATAT